TACTTCCATTTGGACCAAAAAAGTTAAAATTATTTCCAACAAAAAACTGTGTAGGACCAGTAATTAAATGTCCTGTTCCTGATTGGTTAGACAAACCAATAATTTTTTGGGGATTATCTGCGACTAATAGTAATGAATTCCCATCAGAAACTACAGGATTTCCATTTTTATCTGCTAACCCTGGAAAAGGATTTCCCTTTGTTCCCATCGTGCCAACGTGACTATTACCATTCCAAAACTCCATCCCTTTTTTAGTTAATTCCATGATTTTTTTCTTATTATTCCAAGCTTGTAAAGTACCGTTTACCATACGTAAAATATCTCCACAGCTATTAAATGATGTTTCAAAAATATTAGATTTTATTTTGCCAGCTCCTATAAAGTCCGCATTCAATACTCCATTAATTCCCCACGCATTTTTAAATGGACCTTTCCAACCAGTTCTTGAGAATCCAATTCCTTTGTTATTAATTGCAATCACATCTTTTGCAGTATCCGTGGATTCCGTATCTAAGTAATAATGGGTATTAGGTCGATTTTTAGGATATTGAAGTATACTTCCACCTTCAACACCGTTAATCAAATTAGTAATATAATCTACAAAATCACTCATATACTCTTTTTTTGTCAATGTTTTTATAGCTTCTTGAAAGTCTTGGCTTTGCTGTTTATAAAAAGCAACTTGGATATCTCCCGCAGTGATTTTTATTGTTTTTTCTGCTAAAGCATCATAGACAATTCCTGTAACTTTCGTTTGAATGTCAATATCATAAAGCTTGTGGTATACAGTGAATGTATCGAATAAATTATAGTTACGCATCTTAGCAAATTCTTTTGCTTCTTCTGAATCTGTAAGTTTCTCAATTTCTAATTCAATAGAAACTTTAGGCTTATCACTTCCTGGATATAATGTAGTGAAGTATTTACTTGCCACTTTATTTAAGCTAGCTATATCTTTTACTCCTTGATCTTCAGTAAACTGAATGTATTGAGCGTAAACATCAGGATACTTACTGATATATTCGCTTTTAACTGCATTTCCATAAATCCGTTGAGAAGTTCCGTCTGCTCCACTTTGAAGCTCTGCAAATGGCAAAACTTTAGTAACAATTGATTGCCAATCAAATTTAATGGTTAATCCTTTTAAATCTTTACCATAACGAACAGTTCCAACGTTATCTCGTCCTCTACGCCTTAGCAAAGATAATTTAAAAGGCTCTCGTTTTATTTCTCCGCCCCAGTATTGAAGTAGAGAACCTTGTTCCCCTGCAATACAATTCAATACATTTCTAGCTTCAAATGTAGTGCTAGAAGCTGTATTTATATCAGAATATAGTTTGATATCACAAGGTTCGTCCATGTTCTGTTCGATTAATTTCATTGCTTCTGCACCATTACGATTATCAACTGTTACTAGCCTCACTTGTCTGTTTCCTAGCTTATAAGTACGAGATTGGGCATAAATAACAATGCTATTAGTAAAAGTATCTTTAAACGTTTGTTTGATCTCAAAAATGTGGTATTCTTCTAAGTCATTTGGCTTTGCTTTAATTTGATAGCCATTTTCGAAATAATCACTAAATCTGCTAATCGCTGGATAGTCCATTTCTAGTTCATATTTTCCGTTTGCTTCTTCAGTGATTTCGCAACGTGTCGCATCAACAAGACGTCCTAATCCATTTGTTGAAAAATCTTTTTCTCCAGGTTTAAAAATAACTGGAATCAAACCTTTCGCCTCCAATTCGGCTGAACCTTAAACTCTGTTACTTTACCAGTCCAGCGAAAATTATTCTCTCCACATTTTAAAATCGGATAATCTTTAAAAAGTGTTTTATGATCCAAGATTTCAAATGCTCCGCCTGATTTTCTATAAGCTTCTTGTTTTTCTGAATCTATAATGATGTCACCGTTAATTGCTTTTAATGAATATGATTGATTATTGATAAAAAAAGAAATATCCCCAGACCCCAAAATCTGAATAATGGGTTCTGAAGGATATTTTTCTGTATTGATTAACTGATTAGGATTACTTATCCAATATTGGCCAATACGATTTTTCTTAAAAGGTCGGATACTTACAGTAAATTCAAAAGGAATTAAAAACCCGCTTTTTCTTGTTCCTGTAAATTTTGGTGGACTCGTTACAATCGCCTGATAAATATAATGCTCATCAAAATAGACAATAAAATCAGAATAGTTTCCCATATCGAGCCAAAAGGAAATTTCATCTTCTAAAAAAGAAACTTCTTGTAAAGTATTTGCTTTCGCATAGCATGTAATGGTACGTTCTACATTTTTATAATATGCAAAATCAACGGCTATTGAATCATTACCCATTCGCTCCCTAAGCTCTACCACACGTCCTGCAGAAAGTCGTTCAGGTCTTTCTCTCATAAATACATTGAATTCAGAACTATGTTTTCCATTAAGAAAAAACTGTCCTCTTTTAAATTCCACCAAAAGCACCCCCCGTTGCATCACTATCTCTATTTTTAACAATTTGAATATACTTAACGAGGTCTTTAGCCATATCCATTAATTGTTTTTCATTTAATTTTCCCATAGCTTGTATATTGATATTGAAAGTATCACCGCCAATATTAGTCGTAGCATTACCTTTATTTTTAGCTAAGCTTTCTGTTTGAGCTCCTTGTTGGTTGATATATCTGCCAGTAGTAGAAAAATTTGGTAACTCTGTTGGTAAATCGGTCATTTTTTTCACTGATTTGTCAAGCGTTCCTTTTTCTTGGTCAATACCAGCTACAACACCTAATACAATATTTTTACCAATCATATCCCGCATCCATCTTGAAGGTGAATGAATGCCTAAAGCACCTTTGATTTTTTCTTTAATATTACCAGCAACTTCTTTAATTTTTTTATTCACAGCACCAATCATTGAACCAATACCGTTAACTAATCCTTGGATAATATTTTTACCAATTTCAAATAAATCGATATGGCGCATATCATTAAAGGTTTGCTTCACATTTTCAACTGTATCACTAACGCTTCTTTTAAGATTATTCCACGCATTTTTAGCACCTTGTACCAAATTGTTGAAAATATTAATTGTTCCCTGTTTTAAGTTTTCCCAACCGTTAATGATGCCGTCTTTTATACCTGTCACAAGATCAACAATCCACTGTTTAAAATTATTCCAGGTATCTTTTGACCATTGAACAGTTGCGTTAAATGTATCAACTGTGCCTTGTTTTAAGTTATTCCAACCATCAATTACACAATTTTTAATGTTTTCTACTGTTTCAAAGAACCAAGTTTTCAAACTTTCCCATATTCTAATTGCTTCAAATTTAATATTTATCCACGTTTCGATGATAGAATATTTAATTTCAATCCAAACGTTGATCGCTCCATATTTAATGTCAATCCAGAGTAAGGTGAAAAATAACTTCACATCAATCCAAATCTTTTTAATTGTCAACATCAATCCATTAAAAATAGAAGTGACTGAATAGGAAATAGCTGTAACAGTGTTATAAAAGATATTTTTAATCCCGAACCAAATAGTCTGAGCAGCTTCAGCAATATTATCCCAAACGGCAATCATGTTTTCTTTTGCCTCTTCCCATCCACCTGTGATCATTGATGTAATGAAAAGAATTGGAGCTAATAGAACATTTTTTAGAATGGTGACGACATTTTCAGCGATCATTTTGACATTTTCAATGTTCGCTTTCATAGCGTTAACAACCATTTTAAACGCATTTTTGATTCCTGTTACATATGGACCAATATATTTCCAGACAAAATCAAATGCTGTTGTGAAAACATCTGATATTGATTTTCCAACACCCTTAAACCAATCTTTCACATTATCAAAGCCATTTTTAAAACTTTCTCCAACACTTTTAGCACTGTCAGCAGCACTTTGTTTAATATTTTCCCATGTATTTTTTGAGCCTTCTTTTGTTGAATTCCAAAGTCCACTGAAAAATTCCTTGGTACCGTTCCACTTATTTTTAACCCAGTCGGCTGCATTTCCAGGTACTTCTTTCATCCATGTGCCAGCATTCGAAAAAGCCTCTTTTGTGCCATCCCACATGTTACTGAAAAATTTCATTGTGGAATCCCAAGCTTTCACAACTGTTTCTGCAGCACTAGAAATAAATTCTTGTATATTTTTCCAAATATTTTTAACAGCATCCCTAAACCCTTCGTTAGTCTTCCAAAGATAAATAAATCCTGTAACTAAACCTACAACTGCAGCTAAAATAGCGACAAATGGATTCGCCAACATAGTTGAATTAAGTATCGCTTGCGCAATTGATAATCCTTCTGTTGCTTTTTGCCAAGCCGTGAATGCTGCACTTACTTTTTTAGCAAGCATCAACGTTCCAATACTGCCAGCTAAACCTGCAAGCAATGGAGCATAAGGTTTTAACGTATCATACAATGTTTTGGCTGTTTTAATCATTGGCGGAATCATCTCGGCAAATTTAGATAAAGCTGCTTCCATTTTTGCCCCTTTGTCAGCAATGATTTCACTAATACTTCCAAAACCTGCACTTTTTAAGCCTTCGTCAATTTTAGTTACAACGTTAGCCACACCACGAACGATTGCAGTCTTCATGTTAGCTAAACCTGTTTTAATACCAGCGGTAGAATCTTTAGCAATCTGTTCTAATGATTTAAGACCGCCACCGCCTTCTTTATTTAATTTGATTAAAGCATCTTGAAATTCTTCAACTGAAATTGAGCCATCAGAAAGCCCTGCTTTCATCTGTCCAGCTGTTAATCCCATCTGTTTTGCTAAAGCGTTTAATGCTGGTCCTAAACCACTATTAATCATTGAATTCCAAGTTTCAGCATCTACTTTACCATTTGAGAACGATTGGGACAGCTGGATAATAGCATTTTCTACCATTTCAGCAGAACCACCAAAACCGAGGATACCGTTATTTAAAGCTGCGAAAATCTGTTCTGATTTACCTAAATCATTTGTTGATGAAGCGATTAATTGAACACCTTTAATAGCGCTATCTAACGGCGTAGGCAGCCCTTGGATACTTTTCTTTAAGCTATCCATTGTTTTAGATGTTTCACCAGCTGAAAAGCCCATATTTTCAAACACACGATTTGCGTTATTTAACGTATCTACACGATTAATGGCCCCGTCGATGTTGCTGGTAATCAATCCAATACCTTTAGAGATAATTTTAGTTGCTCCGCTAGCTAAAAAGTTACCAACAAAAGACGTCCATATGCTCCCAAGAGATCGGCCGCCTTTTTGTCCTGTTCTATCAACTTCAACATCAAAGCCTTGTAACTTTTTTACTGCTGAATTTAATCCTTGTGAAAAGCCAGATTCATCCAGTATCATTTTTAAAACTAAGTCTTCATTGTTCAAAAAGTACCCCCTCCCTCTTAGAACATAGTATTTTCATCAAGATATTTGATATTTTCAAATTCGTCTACAGCATCTTTAAATGCATAAATTTTCAAAAGCTCGTTTAAATCTGTGTTTTCGATCTCATTTAAAGTCCACCCATTCTCAAGAAGCGAACTTTTTAGTTCTGCTTCTCGATATTGTGGCGTGTACTTAAAATGAGGATGATATAAAAGTTCCGTTACTTTTTTTTCTGTTCAGAATAAATTGCATCATAACCAGAAGTAACAGAACCTAACAATTGAGCTGTAATTTTCAATAATTCACGAGCATCCATACCGTCAATATATTCTTGTCCAGTAAACTGTTTTTCAAAAATAACGTCAGCAATAAAGTCATAGCATTCTCTTAAAATAGGACGAATTGCTTCCATATCATTTGTTTTTGTTGCTTCTTCTAACCTGATTTGTAAATCCGTACCTGTATCCATGACTGAACCTGGTAAAAATTCTGCCGACGTGAATTGTTTTGTAGTATATTTGCTTCCATCTTTAATCATTAATTTAATTTTTTGTTGAAATTTACTTGCCATTTTAATTCCTCCATATAAAATAGGACGACAAGGTCGTCCTAAACTGTTATTTTTAATCTGCTGTTGTTACATTTAATGTACATTTTGCGGTAAAGTTACCATCTTCTGTTGTGACTACGATTTCCGTTGTCCCTTCTCCTACAGCAGTAACCTTCCCTTGAATTGGTGTTACAGTTCCAATAGCCTCACTTTCTGAACGGAACTGATATTTTTTATTTGAGGCGTTATCTGGTGTAATTGTCGGTGTTAAGGTTGCTGTTTGGCCAACTTTTAAATTTAACTCTGTTTGGTCTAAAGTTACACCAGTAACAGCAGTAGTATTTTCTTTACGTGGATCCATTACCTCAGTAAACCAGTTTTTAATCATCTCTAAGTCGACACCTTCATCGTCTTCATCCACGGAATACATATAACCCAACCCTGGAACATCAACGAAAGACCCCGTCCATTCTGGATGAGTATAAGATACTGAACTTCCTTCTAATGTAGATGTTTCATCAGATGTTAAAGCAAATTTTCCTTTATAGAAAATCGTATAGCGATATTTACCGTTCGATTTTCGGCGACGGTAAGCAAATGCTCCATCTGATGCAATATCATCCGCAGACCGCAATACGCCACCCTTTAATTTTTTTCCCCCTGTAATTTCAGCTAAAACTTCATTTTGGTAGCCGTTTGTTTCTAAAGTAACTTCTGCACCACCAAATGCAACATACTGATCTTGAACTACACTATCGCCATAGTCAGGCGTTGTTTCTGTTGTAACATCTGGTTTGATACTGACAGCAGTACCGATTGTAATTGGCGTTCCGTAAACTGGAAAAGCGCCCGTTTCGTCTTTTAGTGGGAACCACGTTGGCTTCTCTACAGAAATGACACTTACATTTTTCATTTTTGCCATCTATTTTTCACTCCATTCAATTAATTGTGGGAACGCAACATTAAAATTGATATGTTGAATTCCGTCTGTTTTAAACGTTTGATAATCTTCTGGAAACAATTCATTTCCGTCCAAATTCAACACATTAAAAAAAGCCCCACAGCTTTCTGTTAGGCTTGTTACTAATTGTTTATCTTTCTTACTATCAACCAGTGCAATATCAACATTGTATGCTTTATTTTGAACGTTTTGACCTACATTATCAGTCAGACTCTCTTCAAGACTTAACACAAAATAAAACGGTTCTGACGATTGCATTACATCATCAAGATAGATAGGCGCATTCGAGAACTGTTTTATTGTGTCAGTAAGCATTTTTAAAATTTTATCGTACATATCTATCCTTTCTTAACAATGATAATCGCCATTTGTTTAAATCGTTTCGGAATATATGTTGCATTAGCTAATTTATTAGATTTTTGCAACATAAATCTGCCTTTAACAAATCCGCCATTTTTTGTTCGGTGGCCATCGTTTACATATCTAAAGTATTTTTCATTATTAATCAATGCTCCCACGATACGACCACTAGACAACTTTCTAGCTTTAATGATTCGATAGCCTCGTCTTAAATCACCCGATTTAATTGGTGTCATAGGTACAATTAACTGATAAATTTTAGCTAACGAATCATTCACCATTGCAGCACCTTCTTTTTCAGCAATGGGTGTCATTTTCTTTAAATTTGCAATAACTTTATCAGCATTTGATTTCATTCTAAGATCGCTTTTACTCATCAATTGAACTTCCTGATAGCACTACTTCTATATGGCTTGGATAATAAAAAGGTTTTTTTGAAAATAACACATGTTTTTGACCTGTACCTTGAGTAATAGTTATTCTATCTCCTTTTTTAACTTTTATATTAGGTTCTAAAAAAAGTTTTTGTTCTTCATAAGAGATATTAAACGCTTCTTTGTTTTCTATTACAGGTAAGTTCCCCATACTTCCTTGAGAGAAAGCACAGGGTAACTTGCCAACATGAATTGGAAAATAAACTTGTTCAGTAATCCCACTTTCCGTATTTTCAATATCGCTCATTCTCTCAATAACACAGGTATCAAAATAAGTAGCTGCTAAAATTTCTGCTTCATTCAATAGAAAAACACCCCGCTATCACAGCCTAAAATACGTTTAATAGCACTGCTATAGTTCTTCATGAGTGATTGTATGTCTTTTGATTCAACTACATAACTAATTGATGTATCACCACGTTTTACACTAGCTACAGACTTATCTATTTCGTTTTTTAAAGCTTTGTAGATAACCTCAATTATAAGTTGTTCAAACTCGTCCCAAGCAATATCAATTTTGCAAGTATTGTAAGAATTGATTTCAAAGATAACAAGGTTTAAAACAGACAAAATCCTATCTTCAGAAGCGTTAGGTAGCATCAATTGAATTTTCTCAACGATTTCTTCTTTTTTTTCATCAACCATAAAGCATCATTACCTAAACTTTAAAAGTATCTGCAGCACGTTCTAATATCTCAATAGCTTCTTTGTCATCTTCTGAAACTACAAATTCATTATTTTCGTTTGCTGTGATAAATTTTTTTGTTTTAGGATGCATAAAGCCCACAAAGTTTTTCTTGTCAAGCACACGATAGGTTACTTCTTTTTTTGCTGTTGCCATTTTTAATTTCCTCCTTCGTTATTATATTTTAGGCTTTCAAGTTCAAGATTGCTCCAGAATTAGAAGCTTTGTATTCAATTGAATACTCACCAACTAATCCAATCCGTCTTGAATCTGTTGTTTTTGCTAATTCTTCCGCACGCCATTCACGTAGTGGACGTAATTTTACATAATTAGTATCAATAGCTGCGATTGTTCCATTAGGTAAATTAGGTTCAATTAACGCAATTCCTGAGCCGTAATTTGAGACAATATTTCCAAGTTGCAATCCAAAAGTAAGTTTATCGCCAAATTGCACAATTTTTGTTGATTTTTCATCCAACTGATCAGTCATTAATTCTTGCATATCAGGTGCTACTAAACATAATTTTTCGCCCATGTATCCTTTTTGGAACATTGTTTTAAATAAGGCATCAATATCTTTTCTTGTTACTGCCCCCGCAGCTGCTGTTTCGACTTTATTCGTTGAGCTAATCAAATTTAAAATTCCGTTCATCTGACGACCTTTAGAACCAGATTCATCAGCCTTTACACCAACAATCAATTTACGATTTAAGTCAATTTTCATTTCTGTAGCACGAAGAGCTACTTGGCTATTCAATTCATTTCCTACACCATCTACATTAATAGCATCTAATGTGCCAGATACAGAAGTTGATTTTCTGAAAATTTCAGTATAGTTGTTAAACCATGTACGATCAGATTCCGCATCTGCGTATTCTCCGCCTTCTAATTGAGCAGATGAATCATCATTATTCATGCCGTATTCTCGCCATTTAATCTCAGTTGACTTGGCAGCTTCAACTTTGCCTGCGCCTAACAAATAGCTTAAAAATGGTGTATTTGGAACTTGTAATGCATTAACTTCCTGTGAAATATCTAAATACTCAAGATTATTTAATGAACTTTTTTTCATTTGTAGTTTCCTCCTAATCGATAAATGCTTGTAATTTTTGTCCTAATGCTGCCTCTGGATTTTCAAACGATTTTGTTTGATTACCAGTTACCATGTTGGTTTGTTGCGATTTATTACCAAAAGCTTTAGTCATTTCTACATTTTTAATAGCTTCTGCATGCTTATCATTTATTGCTTCCAAAAGCTCTGTAAAACCTTCTACAGCCTTCTTAGTAAATTCAGTATCTGAACTAACAAGATTATTTAACATAAATTGAGAAATAGAATCTTTCAAATCTCCATCCCAATCTAAGCCAGCAATTTTTTCTGCAACAAAAGCCTTATTATCACTAGTCACACGTAATGCCTTTTCAGCTTCAAATTCAGCCTGTAATTCTTCTAATTTAATTTGTTCAGGAGTTTTATTTTTCTTAGATTCTTCATACTCCTTAATTGTTGTTTCCTTAATTTTTTCAAGATTATTTTGTTTCCAAGCTTCTAATTGTTTATCTGCAGCTGATTGTGACTGTGATTGTACAAATTTTTGTGCTTCTTCATTTGATTCTACAAATGCCTTAAAATCATCGAAAGTGAAGTCTGTAGCACCTTCTCCTTCAGCAAACATTTGTAAATCCATTGGTAATAGGTTTGGTTTCATTTTTTTCTCCTTTCGCTCCACGATTCGACTAATCGCCCCGCATTGCTTTAGATTTATTTATTGCGCCCCACCATTCAATTAAGCCCAGCATTGCGCTAGTTTAACGTCATTTCGGACAAAATAAAAAGCCTAACTTTCGTCAGACTTTAATTGCTTTTCTTCTCTTAGTAAATGCTCTTCATAATCTGCATCTAAGTAATCATAGGGATCCATCTAATCACTTCCAATTCTTATGGACCAGTTCAGCACCTAACATTTGATAATCAGTGACAGCATCTTTTACGTTTTGCAGAGTCCTAGACACAATCGAAATAGTTAATTTACTTTTTTTACCTGGTAACGAATACAAAATATCAACGTGACAATAATTACCACCCCAAACTGATTTAAGCTCATCTTTGACGATATTACCGTTGCCATCTCTCAAAGTGTTTTTGGTTAAGTATCGTTCGTTTTCTTGTTCAAAAGCTTTTTTATAGGCTTTTTCTGTACCATTGGTAACTTCTAGATTTAATACTGCTTCGAATAATCCTTTCATGATCTCACCTCCAATTTAGGGTATAAAAATAGCACTCAAAGTTATCCTTTAAGTGCTTAGTAAAGTCTGCTATGGTAATCTGACGGGACGTGGACCGATTTATTTTCTTTAATATGCTCATCAATGAATTTCGCTAATTTTTTTGCACCTAGAATAGAAAAATCGAAGTCATCACTCTTTGTTACATCGATATATTCATATATTGGAAACTCATCATGAAAATGTTGTTCATACTTTTTAACTGCATCATCAATAATAGACCATGCGCCATCTTCGCAACTAAACACTTATTTCACCGCCTTTAAAATATCATCTACTAATTTTTCCCATTGGCTTACTGCTGTCGGAAAAATCTCTTTCATTAATTCTCTTGACTTATCGTTAGCAACCACTTCTGTCATATGTGCAAAAAATTCCGTTTCTGTGCTACCTGTTGTTTGCCAATAGCGCTTGCCGTGACCAAAACCTAACGGATAGTCTCCTAGAGAACCTATAGATTCAATCATATCTGAAATAGCGGATACTGAGTTAGGATTTTCCCTAACTATTTTTGATAATCGTTCTCTAGTTTTTTGTAAGTTCTCTGTATTTTTTTTATAAATTTCCGCCCTTAAGTCATCATAAGCCTTTTTCTTATCCGCATTTCTAGGTCTATTACCTAAATCATTATAGGATGGCAAATCTCCGTTTACATATTTCCAAAAATCGCGTTCTAGCGCTTCTTTAATGTTATACTCAGAAAGTGACGATGCGTGTGTTATATGCACTTCTATAAAAGTGGTTCGTCTTCCTAGCTTTCTTTTTATCAGTTTTCCTGTCGGCATCGTATTTTTTCCTGTTAATACTTCAAGCCCAAGATGATCCAAAGCATGTCCTATCTCATGATAAACTGTTTGATAAGGATTAACACCCCTATCCCCATCAAATGATTTTTGACTAAGTTGAATTGATTTTCCTTGTGCAAATGCTCTTACTTCTTTGATGTCTTTAAACTCCAACTTATGCCCTATCACATTTATTAAGTTTAGCACCCTTTGGTCAGTTATCCCATCTAAATGATCTAAAAAATTAGAATAATTTTCTTTTCCTAAAGCTTCTTGCATGTTTGTTTTGTCTAATACGGATTTTAAATCGAGTTTAGTTGCACTAACTTTTGGATGATTTAATTTAATACCCCACTGCTTACTTGCGAATTCATCCAATAAATCACCAAACATCTCTTCATACAATTTATCTATGTCATCGCTAATTTCAGGAACAATTGGTATTTCAGTACAACGGCAACGTCCATGATACGGTGGATGCCAATCATCTTTAATCTCTTTTCCATGACGTCCACCACAAATAGAACAAACACGCTCATCTTCTGCCGACCAGCTTTGTGTTTGCTTAACACCTATATCCTTTAGCGATTTTCTTACACCTTCTACCGCAAAATGTGAATATTCCGTTCTAACAAGATTTTCAATCGAACGATTAAACTTTCCTTGTTCCAACTTAAACATACCGCTAATAACACCATCGTTTTTCATCGTTCTAAGAGCTTCCACAACTCCTTCACCACTTGCCAATGAATTAATAATGGAATTGCTCAAACGTTGCTCTAAGGTTGATATATTGCCCCATAAACGAGATGAAAATGTTTTTCCGCTCCACGGATAGTTCATGATGTTTTCTAGTTCATTCTTAGTTAAACCAGGTGCTGAACCGCCTAATAATTGTATCAACGCATTAGAATTAGAATTGTAGATTCGTTTTGTGATATTCTCTAAGTCGTTATTAAATTTACCGTTAACATCACTAGTTATTGCTTCACCTGCAAGGGTAGAAAAAATGTCTGCTCGTAATTGTAACAAGCGATTAACTTTCGCATAGTCAAAGGATGGAAAATATTCATCAATGAATTGTTTATAAGCTTCATCTGATTCCATCAACTTTTCATAGTTTTTTTCGATATACTTGCGGTACTTCTCTTGATCTTGTTTGCTAAAGTCTTCTAGCATTTCACTTTGAGTGATATCGTGTAAATCTGCTTGTGACAACAGCTGTCTTTGAATTTTAACTAAAGCACGTTCGAAAACAGATTCTAGCTCATTAAGAGTTTTCTTTTCCAGTTTCAAACGTGCTTTATCTTCTAATTCACGACGTTTTTCCCAATAACGTTCACTAGCCGTTGTTTTCTTCTTCGTCATTACCTGCACCACCTAGTTCATCATATTCACCGCTAGGATAATCTTGACCTTGTTCTAAATTCATCAAGTCCATTTCATAATCTGGGTCTTTAACAAATGGAATCTGATTAATAATTGTTCGTTTGGATACAAACGGTGAAAGTTTAGGCAATGCATCAGCAAGATAACCGATGTCTGTTGGCAAGCTACGACTGAATGTGAATACAATTTTTGACACATCAACATCTAATTTATCCCTAAATTTAATAAAGGCAGACATCGTCTCAGCTGCTTCTTTCAATCCTTCTTTAAAATACTGTTCTTTAGTATTTGTTTTAGCTTCTAGTGCAATAATTTGCCATTTGCGAGCTTCGCCAGAGCTATTAGACTTAAATACTTCATCATTGAAATCGATTGACTTAGTTACCGTGTAATAAAGCTTTTTCAGCTTATCAAGATGATACTCGTTGAAATCTTTATTAATGTCTTTCGTTACATACCCAACCTTAGCTTGTGGATCTGGCAAATTAATAATACCTAATTGTTCCATCATTCTTTGTGCTTCTTTTTCATCTAATCGTGAGCCACTAATGGCCATATAAGCAAGTTTAAACTGTTCAACTTCGTTTTGTTGGTCTGATAAGCTTCTATCAAATGCATCAGAAAGTTCTTCCGCCACTTCAAAATCGCAATAACGATTCGTGTTATTTTTAAATTCTGATAAGTAAAACGTTTCTAGCGGGTTTTCTACTTCCTCAATCAATTTAAATGTTCCAGATGCACTGACTAAATTAGATTCAACATATCTGCTATATATACATATTCTTTTTTTAGTAATGACTTTCATTTCTTCGAAAAATTTTTTTTGATGTGTATCGTATTTTTCACGAATAAAGATATCTGCATTTTCGTATTTTTCAGCTTTCCATGGTTCGATATTGCTCGCCCATAATTGCCAACCTTCCACGGTTTCAACAGGTTCTAACAAACGAAAAGCAACACCACAAGCTCCTTGAAACCGAGCTGTATCAGAATCAAGCATGGCAAACCGCATATCGTTTACTAACTCTGCTAATTTGTCGAATTCTTCAGGAGTTTTTGTCTCATTTCTGACATTCCCTGAAAACAAGTCTTTTACCTTTGAACCCATTTTTTGCAATATAGATTTGCGTTGTTCGGTAATATCATAATCCCACTTAATTGGAATGCCTGTGAAATGGTCAGCTGCTTGGTCGACAATAGTATTGTATAAACCAGCATGAAGTTTATTATTCACTTTTATAATCTCTGTGTTTGGTTTAGGTCTTCTATCGATCTCATTTTGTTCGCTTGTATAGGCTTTGTACTTACGCTCTCTATCATCAAAAAATGGCTTCATTTCAGTAATAAAATCATTAGGATCGAAAACTTCTTCATTAATTTGTGTAGAATATTTTGTTCGCACTCTTTTATACCGCTTCAAACTTAAATTGTTTTGAAACATTTTCCCACCTCCTAATATTGGATAAATCTCACATTATTTTTATCCATATCTTCACTGAAAGCATATCTTGTCGCATCAATTGTATGGTTGTCTTTATCTTCTAACCTAGGTTTAGGATTACCGTCTTTATCAGTTTGATAATCAATATTCTCAAATTCTTTAGCAATGTTAGGAGTTCTTAATGGATCAATACAAATAAAATCCAAATCGCCTAACCATTCTTCGCCATACTCAACAGAATCAGGACCTTTTTTTACTCCGAAAACTCGTGGCATACCATGTTCACTGTTTAGCTCTGCTATTGATTTAGGCTCTGCTGAATCAGCTGCAATTCTATCTGATATATATCCTTTAGACTTAGCTTTATTAGCAAATTCCCTATTACTAATTTTCACACCATAAATTTCATCAATAGCATAGATGCCATTTTTCTTTTTGTCATAATGCCATCTAACAAATGCTAATGGATCAGTAGCATAACCAAAGTCAAGACCATTTCTGATATTGTCAAAGTTAGCAGCCATTTCATCAGTAATACATCCTTTTATTACTCGTAGATTATCAAAAGGAACAACTCCTGAACCAATAGCTTTGCCGTCATACTCCCACTCAGCACGTTTCGGATTCTTAGCCCTCGTAGCATTAACTTCTTCAATAAATGCTTGAGCTATGAATGGATTATCCTTATATGTTGAATGATGAACGAAAGTATTCTCAGGTTGAAAGCTAGATTCATATTTCTTATTAACCCATGATTGTCGTCGCTTAGGAGGATTGTACGAATAAAAGAATTTATAAAAAAGACCATCTGCTAATTCACCACGTAGCAATGAGTTAGTTATGGTTTTTACATCATCTTCTGTTTTAAACTCGGCTAATTCCTCAATCCAAGCTATAGCAAATGGAAATCTTGAATCCTTTAATGACTTAATTCTTTCTGGATTCTGTGCGCCACGAAAAACAATATAATTCCCCCTAGGCTTATAGGTGATTTTCATAGGACTTTTATTTACTTTAAAATACTTAGACACACCTTGTTCTTCAATTGCCCACTTAATCTGTTCAAAAATAGATAGCTCAATCGTATTATCAACGTATCTAATGGCCACAGCATTTACAGGATATCTCATAATCAATTGAACGATTATGTGCGCTATGCCAGATGATTTACCTGACCCACGGCCACCTTTTTCAACAACATGTAATATATTTGAGTTTAATGCTATCCTCCAAGTAGTATGAAATGCTTTAGGAAGAAATTCAGATAGTTTTTTACTCATATCCATCACCTGATATATCATCAATAAAAACTGGCATATCCATGTCTCCACTTGTAGCACCTAAACTAGCTTTAGCTTTTTCAGTTTGAACTTTCAACAATTGTAATTTGGCATCATTTGCTAGCAAGGCATTCTGTTGCTTAACAGCCTTTGTTAACTGATTGCTAATTCTTGTCAATGCTTCCTCAATAGCCAAAATGTCATCTAGTTTTCTAAACGTTTTACGAGTGACTTGTACATCTTTTAAAACTTCTCTCTTAACAGTAACCATTTTCCCATCAATTACCGATGGCTCTTTAACTTTCCGAAGCTGCTGCAAACGTTCAACTTCTTCATCATTTAAGCCAGCCTCTGCATCTTTTATGCGTTTAAGCATTCTATATTGGCGAATTTTCAGGATTCTTATTTCTTCATCCAAAATAAAAAAAGGATCATCATTCAGATTAGAATAGATGTCCTTTTCTTCATCAGATAACATATCGGCAAATATTATTTCGTATTCGCCAGTTTTAATAGCGTTCTTATTACCAAGTGGTGGCGAGGCTCGGCTATTACCTTTGTTGCCTACTGCGTTCTGATTACCAAAAGGAGCGCCTCCTCGATTAGTAACGTTACCTTTTGCATTGGTAACATTACCTTTCAATTCAGCACTCCATTTATCAATCGATTTCCATTTTCTAATTTGAGAATCTGAAACGTTCAATTCTTTCGCTAAATCTTTAAGAACCTTTTTGCCGTTTGAATCCAGCCAAATTTTCTTAGCTTCATCTCGGCGCGGGTCTCTTTTTCTAGCCATTCAATTAACACCACCTCATTCCTCATCTATCGTTGAGTTTTGTTTCTTATATTGATTCCTATATTTTTCCTGCCATATGATACTTTAAATAATTTTTAATATCGTAAAAGTTTGAGTCTAAGCAATCATATGAGTTTTTATTATTTTGTTTTGCATAAGCTTCCACTACTGCCCAATAATAACAACGATATAACTCTTTTTCATCTATGATTTCAGAAACGTTTGTTTTCTCATAATAATGGTATTCCTTCGACAGTTGCTTGTTGATTTTTCTTAAAATATCCCTAGCTTCTTTTTTATCCCCTGACCATATAAGTTCTTCGCCTTTATTTGCTAATTCAACATAATAATCAATATGTTCTTTTAGTTCATCCACAGATATATCTTCTTTATCAAAAGGAATAACTATTCTATTCATTTATACCACCTCCTTCTTTAATAAGTATACAATATTGTTTTAGTTTATTGGGCGTTGGTCGAGTATCGAAAATTTAAATACAATAGTCAAATGTAAACGACCTCGATAAAATGTAGGTTAAATTAAAAATCTGATATCCTTTTTCATGTTCTCTCTCCTAGTTGTTTTTATGTAATATTTGTTTATTGTAAGACAAACACTTTAATCCCTGTTATACTCATTGAAAGACAGCAACTCCTTTTTGCTTCATGTAACACTTCCAGTTATTTCAAAACATAATCTGCTGTCTGGCCACTAGATATTTTATCTGGTGGTTTTTCATGCGAAAATAATCCAAATATCCGACAAAACTTGACAGCTATGTTACACTTGTTTTAGGTAGCACTCTTTCATAATAGCTAAAGTTCATAAACTACAAGTGACACGAGATTTTCACTAACGCTACCTAGCCACTAGATCCCATTTCTAGTGGCTTTTTTTGCACAAAAAATAAGTTTTGATGTGAATAAGCACTCTTTTATTCTCTATTCTTATTTGATATAATTTTTTTAGGTAGCAATTCCTTTTTGTGAATAGCAACCATTAACAATCCTAGCAACCAAAAAATATTTTCACGAATGCTACCTAGCCACTAGATCCCATAGTCTAGTGGCTTTTTTATGTACAAAAAAAGACCACTCAAAGAGTGATCTATTTAAATCTATTATTTATTTTTCTGTAAATAAATACAACCTCTAAAATAGAACATATCAGTAGAATTAATTCACATAATATTACTTCATTCCAAGTCAATTGTACAAAACCAGCTATCTTTAATAATATAAAAGCAACAGCTATTAAGAGTAACATTTTGACTCCCTTCTAGATAGTCACCTCCAAATTTTTCAATTCTTCTTGAACATTTTTCTCAGCTTGTTCAAATAACTCTTTGTTTTTATGACTATCTATATCATTTATTTTTATTGCTAAAATTTTTCTAGGTTGAATTACATATCCTGTAAAATCTTTTTTTAAAGAACTTATTAAGTATGCTATATAAAACATTAACATATAGCTGTGTATTTCTTTAGAATTATCTTGAACATCTAATAACGAAGTTACTTTGTTTATATCTTCGCTTTTGTAAACATGCTGCATCATCGAAGAAAGGATAGTAACCGTCTCATTTGATCCATACATTAATACTTTTTGTTGCATTTCTCTAAATTCTTTTTGTCCATCTTGTGTTCCAATATTGCTCATTTTATTATCCATATCTACCATTAAACTAGTCCAATAGTTAAAAGCATCATCTATATCTGAGCCCTTAATTTTTCTAAAGAAAGCTTCTTTTTGAATTTCTTTTTCATTCTTACCACGTGATGCTTCAACCCACAGAGCCCTTACTATCTTAGGTAATTCTTTAATAAAATAACCAATACCTGCCATCATACCTAAAAGTAATAATAAAAAAAGACTACTAAATAAATTCATTAGACTTTCACTCCACTTATTTTCATTATTTTTACTAAATATATAATACTACAAATTATTATAAAAAGAGGAGGAAAAGTTAAGTATCTAGAAACTTTTTTACAAAAAAGAGACACCAGCTTGCTAGTGCCTCATCGTGAATGTAGCAGAAACATCTATTGACGATCCTAATTTTATTTAAGTAGCTATGCTACCTACTGGAACAATAGGACTCGAACCTATACTGACGGTTTTGGAGACCGCTGCTCTACCAGTTAAGCTATGTCCCATCAACACTCACAAATCTGTAGAAAAAAGAGAGAGGAATTACACCCCATTTCTTTTAGTTTGAGAACGTCTGATTTGTGAGTGATCATTGCAAACTACATAGCGCTATCTTGACAAGTGCTTTCAGCGTACGTCTACGTATAAGCTTAATGCCAAGTTTATTGCAATATTTTCTACCTAGACTAAACGAGACAGAAAGAACTGGACTTTCCACATCCTTATTCTTTATTTTTTGTAGGTAGCCTCCAAAGATAAGCAAAACGGAGCTAAGATAGGTAATGCATGCCTTACCTCGTTTTCTTATCTTTCGACACTACCATAATAACATCTAAATATTGATAAAAACCGCCAACTTTCCGCCAAAAAAACGCCAAAAATTTTATCTATAGGCGATTATTTTTCCATTTCGATACGCTTCAGCAAATTCAATTAAAGCTTCTGATTTCATACGTTGAATACTTCTTTCAGAATATCCAACTTCTCTAGCAATCTTGTAATTAGAGTAATGATCCTGCACACAAAAACTGTAGTGCAGAATTTGTCTACTAGTCAAACTCAAAGCCATAAGTGCAGATAAAATTGCATCTCTTTCTGCTTCTGCATCAGCTAATTGTACCAGTGCATCTTCTGTTTTGTTTCCGTGGCTTTGGCTTTTAGGCATCTCTGTAATAATTGGTGATTTTAAATCTATCAAAGAGCGACCAGCTATTCGCTCTAAACGTCTAAAACTCTTCAACACATTTCTAGCATTCGCTTTTGTTTGTCGAAAATCTACTTCTCTTAGCAATTTAATCAAGTGAAATCGCTCCTTTTATGGTATAATAATTTATAATAAACATATCATCATTTAAGAGTTGCTTAGCGGAAACTAAGTAGCTTTTTTTATTTATCCAAACATATATAAGAAATGCTTATTCTTTGCTCATCAGCGACTCTATATGATATAAATTATACTAAGAATACTATTCCAATAGCTATTCACTTCTCAGCCAGTCGGCGGAAACCGACTGGCTATTTATTTATCAAAATATTCATCACTCATACATGTTTATAGTCAACAAATTATTGGTTGACTATAAAGAAAACAATAATAATTCTACAATATTTTACAATCTTCCATTCGTCATCTTTCACATCATCTTTATTCATTTGATATTTTCCATCTAATAAATATTTTTGGCATAGAAGGTATTTTCAAATCTATTTTTCAATGGTATAATCACTTTAACTTTCTTGGGGATTTTATTTATGAAATAAATTTCCTCCTTTTCTACATTAACTTCTGGTAAACAGTTAATAGTAGTACACGTCTCTACAAGAGATTTATTGTCGATTTTTAATCGGCTATTTAATAGCACTTTATTTGGGGAAAGTGCTAACTCACACCTAAAGAACAACTGGCGGAAAACAGTTGTTTCTACCACATAAGTCAGCTAGTGGTCAGCTGGCTTTTTTTGTTGCCTTAAATTTCATAGTAATGTATTATTAATTGTCTCTATCTGAGATGAAAATGTATCTATAACTAGCTAGCGGAAACTAGTTAGTTTTTTTATACTATTTTTGTTGGTTTTAAAACTACTTAGCCTTTTTATATAAATGTGAACGTCGAATAATTGAATATTAAATTCTTTAAATTTAATCATCTTCTTTACTCGCTTTCTAACCGAATAATTCTCTTTGATCTGTTTACCCGTTTTACCCACTACACTTGTTCCTCCAAACTTGTAATTTCTAGTTCTGTTCGTGGTCGCATACTGTACAACTTTTGGCAAACCATCACAGCAATTTGACCATCGTTTTTATATAAAATACCTTCGGCAGCATCAGTGACTGCTTTGAAATAATTATCTAAGTCACTTTTCTTATCGCAATATTTCCGCTCTAATTTCACTTCTAAGCGTTTCTTTTTAGAACTTAATAGATATTTAGGTGCAGGAACGTAAAACGTCACATGCGCAAAAATAGCCCCTTTTTCAATCAATTCTGGTTTTGCCTTTCGTAGATACGCTTTTACCTTTTGTTTATAGGCTCTCATAGCGCTATCTTCGTAGGTTTGAACATAATTCCCACGTCTAGCAAATCTTGGGCGACTTTGTGGTTTTGGTTCAATCGGTAGAATAATTCGCATCTCTTCCACCTCGAGCCTTACAAATCGGCTTCTTTGACGAATACTCCGTTTACCATTTTCCCTTGGCGGTTTTTGATTTCGCAATATGCTTGATTTAAGCATTCGTATAAGTCCATGTTATTTTGCATAGCGAGAATAATTAACGTCACAACCACATCACCAATGCCATCTCTTAGGTCGTTTTCGTTGTTTCTTGCCAATGCAGCCCCAACTTCTCCGACTTCCTCAATCACTTTTAGCATTTGCTTTTCAGGCTCTGCTTTATCTAAATGCTTTTCTTTCGCCCATTCTTCCACTAATTTAACTAATTCATTCATCTAAAATTCCTCCCCGAAATCTAATTCACGTTTTAGCTTGCTGTGAATCGATTCTAGCTCTTTTTTGTATTCTTTGACTGTTTGTATTGTTTTACCACTAGAAAGCACGTAATCGCGTTCTATTGCGACGAGAGCCTTACTTAAATTGCCATAATAACCAATCAAAGCGAGTGATTCTTTTTGTGTACCGTCTTTATCAGTCAAAATGGTTAACTCTCCGTGTTCATTTCGTCTCGCTTTATTTACGATTACTTGCCTATCATCACTAGTAATTCGATAATCAAGTACTCTCATTTCAATCATGATTTACTCTCCTCCCAACAATTCTTGCATTTGTCTTTCAAATTCAGCTTGCTCTTCTGGTGATAGCTTTTCTTCTTCACCGTTCGCTTGATTCATCCATTCAGGCACCTTTTCTTGCCGAACAGGTTTATTTTGATATTGCTTATTTTGTGTTTTTTTATCTGCTCGTTCTCTCTCGTTATTTAGATAATCAGCATATGTTTTTACACCATTTGCTCGCCAATTTTTCAAAATACCAGCAAAATAGCTATATCTTCGTTCATTATTTCTAGCACAGATATTAACAGCCTCTTTCAATAACTCGAGGTCTCCGTCAAAATCAGCAAGATCATATTGTAAATCAGTGATATTAACAGGAGTAGCAGGACTTACATTCTGTGAATAATAGCGGATTAACTCCGTTAGTTTTTCTTCACCTAACGGCTCTTCAAAGAATGCTTTCTCAACCGACGTTTCAGGTGACGACGGATTGATGCTACTTTCTGTTTCTTTTTTGTTTACTTTACTTTTATTTACTTTACTTTCCTTTACTTTACTTTGTGTATTAATGTCAGCATTAACTGTTTCACTTTGAGAGTTACTGTTGACATTAACTATATATTTAGTTGGTTTTGGTGTTTTCCGTCTTTTTGTCGCTTCGAAAAATGTCGCTTGGATATTCTCACTCGTAAGCACCTTGACCGAGTCAAACAGTTCTTTATCAAAAAATCCCCATAAGACTAAGCGGTTCACTATTTGATTGAGCATTTCCTTACTTACTCCAGGCAGGCGTTTTAAAAGAGTTGCTTGCGATAAATCATCCCACAAAATGAAATATCCTTTTTTGTATATCGCACAAAGCAGTTTGATTACCGCAAGTTCTCCTTTAATACCAAATTCCCCAGCAATAGCTTCTATTTTTTCGTCTTCAAAAATTCCAACATCAAGAGGAAAATAATCCAAACCTTCTTTTGCAGGTCTTGCCATTACATCTCCTTCTTTACTCTAATGGTGGATTTTTAGTATCAAATAAATCTGTTTGATTCAATGAATCTGAATCAGCTTCATTAATTACTTCTGCTGTTTTCAGCGTAGTATTTTCTTCTACTTCCGTTTCGGAAATAATATTTCCATCTTCTTGCATTTGTTGAACTTTTTCATCTGAAGTTGTCGCTTCTTGCATTTCGATAGATAAAATTCCCCATTTTGATAACATATTTCTTAATACTGTTTTACGAGCCATCGCATTATAATCTGTAGCCCAGACACCGCTCAATTTTGTTTTTTCTTTGTCTTTGCTATTTGCGATTCGATGAGCTTCAATTTCTTGTTTGGTCCAATAAACAGTTTTCTTGAATCCATTTAATAGTTCAAAATATCCAACATATCCGATTACATCGTCTGATTGTCTACCGTTTGGATCAAATTCAAATTCTTCCGTTAACCTGTTCCAACTCAGTAACTCTCCTTCGTAGACTTCAATAACATTTAATGCTTTATATTTACCTGACCGTTGAGCCAATTGAATATACCCTTTATATCCTAAAATAAATTGGGCTTTCCTCTCCCATTTGCCAGTCTGCTTATTTTTAGTATTAAATGGTACGAGATAGGCATAACCTAGATTTTTATCTAATCCTAAATTTAATGTAGCAGCTGTTAAAGCCCCGCTTAAGATAGACATTGGCTCGCTTTCTGCCAAGTAGCTATCATTAGAAACTAAGGTCATGACATTTGACATAAAAGCATTAGCATTTTCATGAAGAACTTCCTCAAATTTCCGCTTCATAGTAGGAGTATTCATTAATCCTTTTAAACCTAATTGATTCGCAGGAACTTGTTTTTGATTTTGTTGTGATAATTGATTTTTTAAGGTTTCGTTTGTTGCCATTATTATTTTTCCTCCTTCAATTTCAAACCACAAATGGAACAATACTTCCAACTTTTATCTCTTACTTTACTTTTGCATCTTGGGCATACTTTACACATTTACTCAATATCCTTTTCTATTAATCTTCGTGGCGTAGTAACCATATATATTTCTTCATCTTCTGCAATTTGAGGATATTTTTCAGCAAACTTTTTACTGTTCAATCTTTTAGTAGGTATTTCCTTCCACTCAACAATATGTTTTTTGGTAATACCAATGCTTGCATTTCTTTTTCCCAATTCGCTTTTTATTTCATTTTCAATTTTTCTAATAGCTACATCCAACTCTTTTTTGGTTTTCTTCATTTCATTTTTTTGATCTATCAATTCGTCAAACGAAGCAGGTAAAGTAGTTTGTGTTTCTTCTATGTCGCTATACTTATCCTTTAAAAAGTCAGCTGTTGCCTTACTTCCGTCAATAATAGGTTCAACGCCTTTGATTACGTTATTTTCCCAAAAATCAACTAATTGCTCGGTCAGTACATCGATTAATTCCTGATCACGTTCTACTCGTTTCCAAATAAATTTCTGACCACCAATTAAAACTGCAATATAACAATAGTCTTTATTCAAAACATTCATATAATGCTGAACTTGGCAAAGATAACTCAATGGCACTTCGTCTCCTGCCCATTCCTTCGCTAAAAATTGATTCGCAGTTTTACATTCTAAAATGGCATTTTCTCTAACCACTTCTCTATCAATATTTGCTCTTAAAAAAGGATGGAGCGAATGTTCGAAGACTTGATTTCTACGACGAACTTTTTTTCCTGTTCTTTCTTGGAACTCTTTCGCAACAACTTCTTCTAAAACATTCCCCCAATAGGCTGGCTCGCTTTCTGTATCTTTCAGCTCAACTTGACCTGTTTTCTCTAGCCATAATTGATAAGCTGATTTATATTGATTCAATCCTAAGATTGTTGCAACGTCTGATCCTCCAATTCCTTTACGCCTATCCTCAAGCCATTCTTGATGGCTCATGGATAAAGTAGATTGAATCATCTTTCGTCTTCCTCCTCATCGTATTCCCACATTGGCTCTAATACTTCTTTTTCTTCGGGTGGCTCTTGTCTTGCCCCTAGCGAATCAAATTCAGGCATTACAATCCCTCCCAAAATAGTTTTATTTTTTCATCTTTCAATTCGATATAATCGACACCTTGCATTTGTAATTGATCTAAAAATGGTTTTGTAGCTCCTTTAGTGCTTACTACACAACTTGTATTGCCATGAGATGCAGATGTTCGAACAGATTGGACAATGTTATTCTGTGCATTTGCTAGCATTAATTCATAAATGTCGTTACCTAGACCTCTTACTTCAATCATTACAACTCACCTCGTAAAAAATCTTTTAACAATGTATCTAGTTTTTCCTCATTATTTTGTTTAGTTGAAGATGATTCTGCATCAATAAATGCTTCTTTTATTTGTTTACATTGTGGACAATCACAATCATGAGCAAGTGCTTCTTCTTTAAATTTTTCAAATAATTCATTAAATGCAATTGCTTGTTCAGGCAAAGAACCTGCAAGCAGAATACTGGATGTTTCCATCATTTCTGAATCAACAGTTGCCAAAACAAGCGCAACTGTTCCTTTCCGACATTCTTTTACAAGTTCCATTAATAAATTTTGAATTTTATCGTTCATTTTGATATACTCTCCTTAGTTAATAAATTTTGAATTTTTTGTTCAATATTTGCCCTATTCGTTTGCAGACGATTGGGGCTCTTTTTGTACTATGCTTAATCTCTCTGGATAAACACCTTCATCAAATGAAACATATGGATATTCTTCGAGCAATTTTCTAAAGACTTCCGCTTGTGTTTCTCCAATCACATATGTTTCTCTACTAGCTTCACCCACAGCTACATACATTTTTTATCGCCTCCTTTTTTAGAGTATTGATACTTGGCCTCGTCCCAGTTAAAAAACCAATGGATAAAGAAAGGCGCACTTAGCGTTGCTAGTATTGGCATTGAAAAGTGAGTTTTCAGCAATACTCCTAGTACAATCATCAATAAAAATGCGCCTATCAATCGTGCTTCACGTATTGCTTTCATGTTGTTAACCTCCTATACTTTTTTAATATAATTTAGTTGAAAATGAGGTGATTAATTATCAAGCTTAATCGCCAAATAGATAGCTATAATTACTAAAATCCCTAAAACTATAAATCCTTTCCAAAACTCTGGATTGATTAAAAAATTAAACATTAGCTTCCATCCTTTTATTTACTGATCTAGCTCACTTCTTTAAACATATCTCCATTATCATTAGCCATATCAATTCTTGCTTGTAATTCTAAGTTAGGCTTCCATCTAGGAATTAGAGCTACAGCCTCTTCATATCGAACTTTTGGAATGTCTACATAAGATGCTACATCGAATAATGCTTTCAATTGTTTATAACAATTACTAAAGGCTGATTGCTTAATACTTGAATCCTGATAAGCCAATGTTTTTTTGCCACCTAATACTTTGATAACAGTTGATGAAACTAGCCCTTGTATCTTTCGTTGTTGGCTTCTATTAATTGTAGTTTCTGTTTCTAGCTTATCTAAACGTTGATTTACAAGAGTCAATCCACGTTCATGTTTTAACGCAGCTTCTAATAACAATTCTGTGTTATTAATCGGTAAGTTTGATTGAGTTTTAAGCAGTTCCTCCATTTGGTTAAAAGCTTCAATGTATTTCAGTTTAAACTTAAGAGCTTTTTGACCAGTGAATCCCATTGCTAGTAGCGTGAATCCGTCACGGTTCATAATGATTTGTCTATATTTTTGTTTGTTTTGTGGATGAATATAGCTATCTTCGTAAAATAGCCCTGCGTAATTTTCCGCAACCCCCTCTTTTAAATCATCAATCGCTGCTAAAACATCACGATGATTTTTATTAAACGTTTCTGCGACTTGCAAACTAGTTGTTACTGCTTGTTGGTTTTTCATAATTACTAAGTTGTCCATTGTTTCTGTATCGTCCTTTCCTTTAATCCCAATGATTCATGATGTCATTACAAATTTTTATAGCTTCTTTAGCAGGCCAGTATCTTTTTCCCTTGCTAGTACCAGGCTTTCTTTTTTCGATCATTTGCATACGTTTGTCTTTTACAAAATTTTGTTCAACTTCAGGAACAGACATTGAATACATAGACGATAATTGTTTGATGTCTAAATACTCAGCACGTTCATTTAATCCTTGACTAGCTTCATTTATGACTTGCTCAAACATTTTTCTCAGGATTTTTTCAATAATGTTGTATAGAAAGTTTTTTGAAGATGTATCTAGAAAATTTTCCATTCTAAACACTCCTATCTAATTTTGTAGTATTCAATAATAGCCGTTAGTGTTTCGTGAGCCTTTTTACTTTGATTTTTACCAGAAAGATAGTCGTTTAGATCTTGCTTATGAATATTGAAATACGTGGCTACAGATGTTAATGATATTTTCTTATCATCAAAGTACTCACGAATTTTCGCTCTGCCCGCTGTTGTGTCTGGCATATTAGTTTCTCCTTTCTTTAGTATTTTTTGTAAATTAATTAGATAGAATTTATAAAACTATTGACTTATGTATACAAATATTCTACAATCAGAACATAGTTAAATAAGCCTATAACAAAACCTTTATTATGCACTCGGTCGCCAAACTTAATGCTGTAAGGTATGTTTTTAGTTTGCTTTTTTTCTATCCAATTAACTTACAAGAATTATTATATACATTTTTTCTACATTGTCAACCATTTTGTAGATTTTTTGTATACATATTTTCTTTGTATTTCTAGAAAGGTTGATATAAGTGGATTTATACGAAAAAATAAAATTACTTGCTAGCGAAAAGAAAATGTCAATAAGACAATTAGAAGAAACATTGGGATTTGGAAACGGGGTAATTAATAGATGGCGTAAGAATACTCCTGGTTCTGATAAATTAAAAAAAGTTGCGGACTACTTCAATATATCTGTAGATTATTTACTTGGACGAACTGATAATCCAAATTCTAATAACTTAGAAGAAGATGAAATTACAACTTTCTTCCGTGTAAATACAGAAGATTTAACCGAATCCG